CTTAGACTTTACAATGACACCTGTAACTAGAAACATTGGGTGTGTAAACGGACAGACGATACAGGAATTTGCAGGTGACTTAATATTCCTAGCACCTGATGGATTAAGAACTGTTGCAGGTACAGCAAGAATTGGTGACGTTGAACTTGGTACTATAAGCTCTCCTGTGCAGTCTGTGTTTAACGATAACATTGCTAACTCAAATAGTTTTAGGTCACTAGTTATACCAAACAAAACACAGTACAGAGTTTTCTTTACTAAGTCTGGTGTAGCACAAAGCGCAACAGAGGGTGTTATAACATCTCTTAGAGGTCAATCTTTTGAGTTTGCACAAGTAAAAGGGATACGACCTACATCAACGGACACTGTATCAACAGCTACTGCGACAATAGTTATACATGGAGGAGAGGGTGGCTACGTTTACAGACAGGAAACAGGTAACGATTTTGATGGTACTGCTATTGGAGGTAAGTACAGAAGTCCTGACTTAAGTTTTGGTGATGTAGGTATACGTAAACACATGCACCGTGTTTTAGTGAGCTACAAACCAGAAGCTTCAATAAGCGCAGATATGTTTTTACGCTACGACTATGAAGACCCTACTAGTCCACGACCTGCAGCTTACTCTCTGTCTGCAGACACGGTGGTTGCCTTGTACGGAACAAGTGTGTACGGAACAGCAACATACGGTGGTCAGTCAGAACCTTTGTTACGACAGTCGGTTGAGGGATCAGGATTTACAGTAGCCCTTAGGGTAGACGATAATGGTACAACAGCCCCTTACGCACTCAGGGGATTTCAGATGGAATATCAAACAGGAGCTAGAAGATAAATGGGAGCAACATACACAAGACAGTCCACGTATAGTGACGGTGATGTTATCACGGCTGCCCACACTAATGACGAATTTAATCAGTTATTAGCCGCCTTTGCAGCCTCAACAGGACACACACATGACGGTACTACAGCCGAAGGTGGTCCTATTACTGTGCTTCTTGGCAACACCTTATCTTTTGGTGATGGGTCAACAGACTCAGATATAACTATCACGTTTAATGCAAATGGAAATGACGGTGTACTCAAGTGGATGGAAGATGAAGACTACTTTGAGTTTAGTGATGACATACTTGTAGCATCCACAGAAAAGTTACAGTTCCGTGACACAGCAATATATATCAACTCTAGTACAGATGGACAGCTTGACCTCGTAGCAGATACAGAAATACAAATAGCAGCCACAACTGTTGATATCAACGGTGCAGTGGATGTGTCTGGCAACCTTACTGTCGGTGGTAATATTGTAATTGGTAGTGCTGACATAAGTGAAGCAGAGTTAGAGGTGCTAGATGGACTTACTGTTACAACAACAGAAGTAAATATATTAGATGGGGATACTGCAGCTAGTTCTACTACACTAGCAGATGCTGACAGGGTGGTAGTCAACGATGCAGGAACTATGAAGCAAGTTGCCCTGACTGATTTTGAAACATACTTTGAGTCAGCCCTAGATACCTTATCAAACGTAACAACTGTAGGTGCGTTAAACTCAGGTAGTATTACCTCTGGCTTTGGCACAATAGATACAGGCTCATCAGCAATAACAACAACAGGTCTTATAACAGGTGGCTCACTAGACATTGATGACGTTGTAATAAATGGAACAACCATTGGTCACACAGATGACACAGACTTAATAACATTAGCAGATGGTGTTGTAACCGTAGCAGGAGAAATATCTGTAACAACATTAGATATTGGTGGCACTAATGTTACAGCAAGTGCTGCAGATATTAACTTGATAGATGGCATTACAAACGGAACAGTGATAGCTAGTAAAGCTATAATTACAGATGCAAACAAAGATATTAGTGGTGGTAGAAATATTACTATTAGTGGCGAGCTAGACGCAGCCACACTTGACATATCAGGTAACGCTGACATTGACGGAACACTAGAAGCTGACGCTATCACAGTAAACGGTACAGCACTAGATGAGTTTATACAAGACACTGTTGGTGCTATGGTGTCAAGTAACACAGAGTCAGGTGGTATAGCTGTTACATACGAAGATAGTGATGGCACATTAGACTTTGCCATATCAAGCGCAAGTATTGCTTCTGCACAAACAGGTATTGAGTCTATAAAGAACACAAGTCTTGTAGTCGGTAGGGATGATGACAACCTAATTAAATTTGGCACAGACAATCAAATTATCTTTGAAGTTGACGGTGGTGACAACGTTATATTTAAAGCTAGTGGTGAAATAGAAGCTACTAGCCTTGACATATCAGGTGATGTAGATGTTGATGGTACACTTGAAGCTGATGCTATAACAGTCAACGGTACAGCTTTAGGAACAGTGATTGCAGGTACTACAGTTACAAACGCAACTACTGCAGCCGTAGCAACAACTGTAACGATTAGTGACAACGAAAGCACAGATGAAGACAAACGTAACATCACTTGGCACACTAACTACTCTTACAGTAGACAACGTAATTATAAACGGTTCAACCATTGGACACACCGGTGACACAGACTTGATGACGGTGGCTAGTGGAGTTCTAACAGTAGCAGGTGAAGTTGATGCAACAAGTTTAGATATTAGTGGTGACGCTGATATAGATGGAACACTTGAAGCAGACGCAATAACAGTAAATGGCACAGCTTTGAATACAGTAATAGCTAACGAAGCCACAGCATTAGCCATCGCACTAGGATAAGGAGAAAGATATGGCAAACACATTTAAGGTAGTAACTTTTGCAGCAGAACCACCTGATGCAGGAGGAGGAACACCTGATGACTATGTAGTTTATACAGCAGCTTCAACAAAAACAACTGTTGTTTTAGGACTAATATTGTCTAACATACACACATCTCAAGTAACAGCGACAGTAAAACTTGTCAGTGATACAGCCGCAAGAGGTGGAGCATTAAACGTTTCAGATGAAAACACTGTAGCTAACGGCACAGCTTTTTTACTAAAGGATGCGCCTATACCTGTAGGTTCATCACTAGAACTATTAGCAGGTAACAAGGTAGTCCTAGAAGGCACAGACCAAATTGTTATTACTTGTTCGGTAATAGACAAACTCTCAGGCTCACTAAGCATAATGGAGATAACTTAATATGCCATATCTAGGGAATGAACTAGCCACACAGTTTCAAGCCTTTGTAACCCAAACCATAACAGGTGACGGTAGCACAGGCTATACGCTTGATAGAGCCGTAGCAAACGGCAAAGAGCTTCTTGTGTATATCAACAACGTAAAACAGGAAGAAGGCTCTGGTAAGGCTTATACAGCGTCTGGTACGACAATTACATTCTCTGAAGCCGTAGCGAGTGGTGACTCATGCTATGTTGTGTTCTTAGGCTCTGCTGTGCAGACGGTAGTGCCACCTGATGCAAGTATTGTGTCAGGCATGATTGCTAATGCTAATCTTGAGATGCCAAACACTTTGGATATGAATGGCAAAGAGTTAATACTTGATGCTGATGGCGATAGTAGTATCCAAGCGAGTACTGATGACACTGTGGTTTTTAAAACAAATAATACTACAGCGATGACCATCAATAGTAGTGGTCTTATTCTACCAAGAATACCTATTCTTCAAGTCAACGCAACTAACACAGACCAAGCATATGATGCATCAAGTGGAACAGTTAAAGTGGAATGGGAAACTGTGCAAGTAGATACGCTTAATGGTTGGGATAGTAGTAATCATAGATATCAACCCACAGTCGCAGGATTTTATTTAGTTGGTGGGGTAATAAGAATGCAGATGATTATTGTTGAAACTATAGTGATAAGAATCAAGAAAAACGGTGCAAGTGACAGTGGGGATATAGAAAATTCACTTGTCCATCAATTTAATGGTCCAAATTCTGACATATTTGATAATGGAAACTATCCAATTCCAACAGGGCTTATAGAAATGAATGGAACTAGTGATTATATAGAGGTGTTTTTTGCGTCTGAGGAAAATATCACACTCCATGATTCTTCAACTGTTAAATCACATTTCTTTGCACAACTTGTACACGCTACATAGGAGAGATAAATGCCATATATAGGAAAAAGCCCATCAGCAGGTGTTAGACAACGCTATCAGTACACAGCGACTGCAGGGCAAACAACATTCAGTGGTACTGACTTAGGCAATCTCACATTGACCTATACAGATAATAATTTCGTTGATGTGTTTCAGAACGGAGTGTTGTTAAAAGGTGGTGGCACAGACTACACAGCCACATCAGGCACATCTGTTGTGTTGGCTACAGGTGCATCTGTAAGTGATGTCATAGAGATAATCGTGTATGATGTGTTCTCTGTTGGTAACTTTTTCAATAGAACAGATAGTGATAGCCGTTATTATAAGCACAGTCTAGGTGAAGAACTCATTCTTGATGCTGATGGGGACACATCTATTACTGCTGACACTGATGACCAAATAGATATAAAGGTTGGTGGCTCAGATAGAGTTAAAATAGAACCTACTGATTTTACAATTCAGTTGCTACGGAACGATGACACTCAAGGTCCTACCCTAAATTTATTTAGAGATAGTGCAAGTCCTGCTGATAGTGATGACCTTGGAACAATAAGTTTCAAGGGTAAGAATAGTGCAGACCAAGAAACTATATATGCAGAAATTACAGCAGAAACTCGTGACGTAACAGATGGCACTGAAGATGGGTATATTGATTTTAATATTCCAATAGCAGGTACTTTAACAAACGTATTTGAGATAGGCTCAACAGAGGTAGTTGTAAATGAAGGTTCTGCTGATATAGACTTTCGTGTAGAGTCAAATAATAATACTGTCATGCTTCATGTAGACGCAGGAAATGACCACGTAAACATTGGAACAACCGTTGCAGACTACGGTGGTGTTTTGAATGTTGAATCTTCAGACACTAACGATACTGTAGTTATTGTATCAACAGATGATACTAATGCCAATGGTCCAATTTTAAATCTAAGTAGACAAAGTACAAGTCCTGCAAACAGTGACGTAATGGGGAAGTTAAGATTTACTGGAAAAAATGATGCAGGTGAAGACGTTGAGTATGCAAATTTAAATTCTAGAATAATGGATGTCGCTGACGGAGTAGACTAATTTTTCAAACAATGTTAAATGGAACTCTTCAGAATCGTATTGATATTCAAAGTGATGAAACGGTAATTAATGAAAGTTCGCAGAGTGTAGACTTTCGTGTAGAAGGAGATGCTGCCACCAATCTACTTTTTGTAGATGCTTCTGAGGATTCCGTGGCTATAAATAGTAGTACTGTGGGAGCAGATTCTAAATTTACCGTTACTGGTATAAAAGACGGTGCGTTTGGAAGAACTGCTTTTCGTGTAAGAGAGACAGATAGTACTGTTACTAGTGACAACACTTTGAGTGTTTTTCAATTTTCTGGTGATGGTAATGCTACAAATGGAACTTATATTTCTTTTCGTGATAGTGCTGCAGAAATTGGTAAAATTAATTGTGCAAGCAGTAGCTCTGTTTCATATGGCACTACTTCTGACTATCGTTTAAAAGAAAATGTCAAACCTATGGCAGATGTTTGGGATAAAGTGAAAGCTCTCAAACCTGTAAATTTTACATGGAAAAAAGACCCAAGTGACCCTGCTGTAGATGGATTTATTGCACATGAACTTCAGGAGATATTTCC